TTTTTGAAGTTCGCTCTTCATTTTTATATGAATTATTTGTATTATAATTCCATAAATATTGCCATATTGTATCAAAATCATTATTTAATATATAATTTCTCTCGTTATTAGTCATATTATTTAACAAATTTTTTATATAATTTTTATCTTCAATAGAATATTTTCCACGCATAAAATCTACAAATGATAATGTGTCTTTACGCTTAATAATCAATAATTCAACTGAATTTTCATATTTATTTAGAGAAGCATTATATTTTTTAACAATTCTTATAGGTATAATACCTATACTAGTAATAGGCACTTTACATTGGTGAAATAAATGTCCTAATTTTCCACAATTATTACAAAAATACTGTTTTTTTATATTCATCATTTATTGGTTACTATAACTAAGAATAATGTTTTTATATAAGTTATTTATTTACTAAAGTCAAGACATATTAATATTAAATTTATATAAAATTAATATAATTTATATAAAATTAATATAATTGAAGTTTAATATGAATAGTGAAAACCATATATTTAATCCTATTATATGGGGGCCTCATTATTGGTTTGTGTTATATACAATTGCTTTATCATATCCATTACATATTAATGAGTGTACAAAAAAAAAATATTACGACTTTATAACAAATTTGCCTCTTTTTTTGCCAGTTCCTGATATTGGAGGTGTTTTTAGTAAGTTTTTAGATGCATATCCTGTAACACCATATTTAGACTCGCGAGAATCATTATCTAAATGGGTGCATTTTATACATAATAAAATTAATAGCTATTTAGGTAAACCCGAATTAACATATTATAATGCTTTAAATAAATATTATGAACATTATAAATTAAAAGAAATTAAAAAAAATGATGAGCGCAAAAATAAAGAAAAATATATTTTTGGTTCTATAATAATTGTAATTATTGTAGTAATAATATATTTATATATAAAATATTAATATGAAACTTGAATTAATAATTTTTTTAATAACTATTTTTGTATTAGCAAATACATATTTTGAAGGAAAATTAATTAATAAACTCAAACAATATCAAAAATATTACAAAATGGTATTTTTTGCTTTTATAGGTTTGTGCATATATTTGTTTATTAAAAAAAATCCAAGCAACTATAAGGAAATTGTATCGCATGCAAATAGTTATATAAAATATTTACCGATTGATAGAAATACAGCCAGTTTTATAACTCCTATTATTGATTTAACATCTAAATCAATAACAAATGAATTAAATAATAATTATAATTTTTCTAGTCCCATAAATAATCAACAAACGCAAAATTTATTAGCTTCAATAAATAATAATCAAAACCATTTGTCCAAGCAACAACAAAAAATATTATCTTCTGGAAATATTTCAACAAAGAGAAGTGTAAGCGAAACAAAAAAAAAATATGTAGCTGCTTCACAAAATTGGCATTGTAAACATTGTAATAAACAATTACCGGCGTGGTTTGAGGTAGATCATGTCAAAAAATTAGAATACGGAGGTTCAAACAATATTGATAATTTAGAAGCACTATGTAGAGATTGTCATGGAAAAAAAACAGCTTTTGAAAATTTATAAAAAATATACAAATATACAAATATATAAATATACAAATATATAAATATAGTAATAAATAATATACTTATAATGTAATATATTATTTATGAGTAGTTCTCTAACAGATAGTTTTACAAATATTAAAACTAATTATTATTATACTATAATTATAGCAATATTATTGCTAATAATGGGAGTATTTTATTATCTAAATGAGATGCAAAATATTTTTAAAATTAAAAGCACTAAATACGAAATATTTATGTGGTTATTTTTAGTAGCATTTAGTATATATACTTTTTTATTTTATGTTCATAAACGTGTTAATGAAGACACAAAATATACTAATATTAAACCAGATGATACTTTCCTTATGATGTATAAATATGTGGGATTGTTATTTTTAATAATATTATTTCCAGTATTATTAATTAATTTTATATTGTATTTGCATCAAACCAATAATAATGTTTTCAATATTACGCAAAATATATTAGGAGTATTAATAGTTATTGTTATTTTTGCAATTATTGCAAAAGTATTTGCTATAAAGCCTAGTAATGTTGAGAAAACTGGTGATGAGGAAACTGAGAATTCTTTTCAAAAATTCATAACACTATTAAAAGATATAATATTTTTTATTCCTTGTTTACTAATTATATTAGTAGATGAAATAAATGAAGACATTAAATTAACACCTTCTTCTATTTATTTATTATTTTTCATATTATTAATTTTCATAACATTAATATTTTTATTGCCTATAGTATTTACATATTTAGCAAAACATAATAAAAATGATCTTTTATCTGGAGAAGGTCCTTTTTACTTAAATGAAAAGAAAACTTTAGGAAAATATCAAAATTTAGACAAAAATGTTAGTTCAAATCTTGCTATTCCAAACTTTAATAGTTCTAATTCTGAAAATGCCTCTAGTGGTAATAGTTTGAATAATATGCTATTAAACTTTAAAACAAACTTTAATAGTACTCAAAGTAGTTCTAGTGAAAATAGTTCAAATGAAGATGTTGTGAAAAATGAATATAATAAAATTAAAGACAATATTTCCGATAATACTAAAGGCTATGATTTTAAAATGTTTCAAAACGATTTAAATGGTCAATATAATATAGGAACAAAATATTATAATTCATCAAAAATTCATAATAAATTTCCTTATAATTATACTTATAGTATAAGTTTTTATATTTATATAAATCCACAACCTACAAATACCTCTCCTGCCTATACCAAAGATACTGAATTATTTAATTACGGATTTAAACCAGTTATATATTATAATGGAAACTCTAGAAAAATTATTATAAAATCAAGAACAATAAATAATAAAACAGATCAACTAGATACTATATATGAAATGACTAGTGTGAAACATCAAAAATGGTTATATTTTGTTATTAATTATGAAAATAATAATATAGATGTGTTTATTGATGGGAAATTAGTAGGTTCTAAGAATAATGTAACACCTTATTTTGTTGGAGATAGCGTCACTATCGGTGAGCATGATGGTATACATGGAAGTATTAAAGAAATATTTTACTTTGATAAAATAAAAACTCCTGATTCTATACAATTTTTATATAGTTTAACTAAAAATAAGAATTCAATTTAAGAATAAAAATAAAAAAAATAAAAACAAAAATATAAAAATAAAACAAAAATATAAAAATAAAACAAAAATATAAAAAAATAAAACAAAAATATAAAATATTAATATTTATATATATTAATATTTTATAATGAGTGTTATAAATATTATAATTTTGGTAATTCTTGCTTTAGTATTATTCTGGGGAATAAACAATATTTTTTTCAAAACAAATATAATTTATGATAAAATGTGTGAAGCATCTACAAGAGCAACAAATACTACAGATAGCACATCTAATAATAATGTAATTGTTGCTGATGATATTCCCGAAACTACTTCCTCCAACTTTACATTGAGTGTTTGGTTTTATATAGATAATTGGGGAAATGAAATTGGAAAGGAAAAAAATATTTTATTTATGGCTGCTAGACCTGATTCAACAACAGTTACACAACTACAAAATACTCTTTCTGGTATTAGCACAAAATATAAAATTACATCGCCTGCTAGTGGAACGCATAAAAATATCAACGTTGCATTAGATAAATATGAAAATAATTTATTCATAGATATAGAATGTTTCCAAGATAGACCAGCAGCAATTGGAACATCCGCTGAAACAATTTATGCTAGATATAAAATACCCAATGTAGCAGTTCAAAAATGGAATAATTTAACAATAAGTGTTGATGGTCGAACATTAGATGTATATTTAGATGGCAAATTAAGAAATTCATTTATTTTGCATGGATTATATAAAAATTATTATGATACAACAATCTCAAAAAATATTTATTTAGGAAATATATCTAATTCAACTAGCGGTTTTGAAGGTTTTATAACCCGCATTCGCTATTTAGGAGACTCTTGTAATCCACAAGATGCTTATAATATTTATAAAGAGGGAATAAACGCTTCATTAGCACAAACATTATTTAATAAATATAGCTTAAAAGTAAGCTTTTTAGAATACAACAAAGAAAAAGCAAGTGTTCAAATTTAAACATAATAAAATAATTTATATTATTTATAATTTATATTATTTATAATTTATATTATTTATATATAAATAATATGAATTCTAATGGAGGAGTATTAGAAAATATTAATAATTATTTTAAGACAATGATACCATATGATACACAAAAGAAATTTGGAGATGTTAGTGAATTTTTATCTTCAAATACAATGATTGCAAGAGGGACTTTTTTGCTAGGAGTATTGATTCTTTTTTCAATATTATTTTATATTGGAAGTAAACTTGTATATTATTTTTTATCTCCATCAGACACGCCATTTTTAATAAGTGGAATGAAAGATGCTACAGAAGCACTTACTATTACTCAAAACTTAGGACAAAAAACAACAATTCCTATTTTAAGAAGTAAAAACGAATACGGGGGTGTTGAATTTACATATTCATTTTGGATATATGTTAATGATGTAAACTATAATGAAACTATAGATTTTAAACACGTTTTCAATAAAGGTTCTTCACCAAGTTCACAAGGCGAAGGAGGTAGTGGAATATTTGGACCAAATAATGCTCCTGGTGTATATTTGTATAATGGTAAGAAAAATATTAGTGATAATTTAATGACTAACTATCCTGTTTTAGGAATGTTAGTAAGATTAAATGTGTTCCATAATAATGAGAGTGTTAATAAACCATATTATGATGATATACATGTAGATGGTATACCAATTAAAAAATGGGTAGGTATTATTATACGAGTCACATCGCAAAATATTTGTGATATATATATAAATGGAACTTTAACAAAACGCCATAAATTGTCTAATATTGTTAAGCAAAACTATGATAATTTATATGTAAATTACAATGGTGGATTTTCTGGTAATTTATCAGATTTGAAATATTATAATTATGCTGTTGGAACTTTAGAAATTGATTCAGTGACTAGTAACGGACCAAATCTTAAAATTAAGAAAAATAGCAATATTGAAAAATCTAAACCACAATATTTGGCAACACAATGGTATTTTAATGATACAGATGTATTAACATAAATATATACAAATTTTTTTTAGAATCTTATAATTTTATATGAATTTTTATAATAACATATAATTTAAATATTCATAGTTATAAATATATTATAACTATGACTATTTTGAATATTAAAAATAACTATATTATTTTAACAAATAATATTATTGATTCAAGTAATGTTGGAAGTCTTTTATATATAAAAACAAATATTAGTGATTTAAGTAATAATAGAACAGACGCTAGTTGGCAAAAACTTTTACAAACTTTAACTAATAATAGTAATAATAATAGTTATAGTAATAATAATACTTATAAAAATAGAATACTAGTGAGTGGAAAAATTAATAATACTGGTAATAATACTATAACTAATTGTTGCTTAATTACCCAAAATAATATAAAAAATAATATGAAATTTCTATTTGATTCATCCAATAATAAAAACGGTAAGCTATTATTTGTGAAAAATTTAAACACAAATGATAATTCATATAATTATTTATTTTATGATTTAAGTAATACATTATTTGAAAAAAATAAATATTATACTATTAATAATTATTTAACTACAACTACTGATACCAGTTATAATCGTTATAGATTTCATTTAAATTATTATTTTAGTAATTCTGACATATATCAAAAAAATATTCGCGATTATTTATATTTAAATTATACACTTGGTTCACTGAGAGCTAGTTCTAATGACCTAAGTTATGCTATTATAGGTATAAGTAATGAATTTTCTTTTATAGATGTAACAATAGATAGTTCTACTAATATAAATTTTAACGAATTAAATTTTAAAAGACTAGTAATTGATAATAACGGTCATAATAGGTTTACAAGTGATAATAGTTTTACAATATTACAACAAAATAGTTTCTATCGTATAAATCGTAATATATTATCTTATAATAAATTAACATTAGACTTTAAACATGTTAATTATTATGATTTTAGTTTAAATTATGCATCTAATTTATATAACTCATATAATATTAATACTATTAAAACTTTCTTAATAAAAACTAATAATTTAAGCACAATACAAAATATAAAAAAAAATAGCAAAATTATTTTTGGTTCTAGTTCTAATACAAGTATTATATATCTTACTAATGTAAAAGTATTAGATTCTGATAGTAAGTTATATACTAGGGATATAAGTTTTAATAATCAAAATAAAAAATTGCATAGAGATTTTTCAAATACTATATTTTTAGGACTAGGCAATCGCTTAACAGGAATTACACAGCACGATATATATAGTCATGTTCATTTTTCCATATATCCTAATAATAAACATATTATTACATTTAAAAAAAATATAAATACAAACATAATTAATAGCAAATTTCCGACTCTTAAACCAAACTTAGATAAATATTATTTACTAGATATCAGTTTAAACTATGCTAAAATTAGCAATAGTCATAATATAAATAATACAATAAACTATAACAATGTTTTAACTAATAATGTAGTATCTCAAGGAAGTAAGGTTTTTAATATAACCTCACTACCTATACTTAATCCTTCAATTAATTATTTTAAAAGTAGTTACAGCAACTTGGCTAAAATAAATTATGTGGTTGATAATATATATTCTATAAGTTTTGAAAGTGTAGCTAAATCAATGAGTGTAAGATTAAAAAATATTATAAGGAATCCTACTGATATAAATCTTATAAATTATATAGACTTAGAAGGTATTAATATACCAGCAACTTCTTATTTTGGTTATGATCTAAGATTTAATTATAGTAAAACTTTTTATATACTTAATGATTTAGATATATATTTAAATCCGAGGTCAAGTTTTTTAAATTTAAAAAATAGTTATTACAATTTTGATATAATAAATTTTTATACTTTAACAATTGCTAATTTAGTTAAAACATCTCGTGTTAGTGATTTTGCAAATGTAGATTGTATTTTTATTTATCATGACCCTATTAATGATCCTGACCCGCGATTTAGATATCCTAATAATAATATAGAAATTAAAAGAGACGCTGAAATTGATACATTATCAAAAGCAATTGAACAATACCGTGGTACCGGAGGACGCACATCCACCACAAATGCGGCGTTTGTTCCTGCTCAAAATGGCAGCAATTTATCAAGAAAAATGATACAAGGAATTATTGGATTAAATAATATTCCAAAATTATTATCTATTGTACCATACGATCCAAGTTTTATAGATGGTAGAGGATTTCTTAATCAATACCAAATAACCGATACTTGCATTACTACAAATTGTGAAAAAGTTGATGTAAAACAAAATGCAATAAAACATGACTCGGTTAAAAATAATCGAATTTATTTATCAAATTCATTAAAAAAACAAAACTTTGCTAATTTAGTTAAGTCAAATAGTCGAAATAGAGTATCTCAAGAGTGCATAAATAATAACACAACTACAAATATAAGAAACGTGGTGTCTATAAATAATAGTACAATTAATGCTGATTGTACTAATATTAGAAAAACTCCTTTTGTTATGTTTACAAAAGGTAAAGGAAAATATTTAGGAGCATAATTGGTTATAGTTATATTATAATGAAATATATTATAATATAATATATCTTTTTAAGATAATATAGGACGTTGATTATTTTCATATATCATTGGATAAGGCATTATAACATGTTGTTGTTTCTCAAAAAAATCTTTAAATTCTAAATTTGTAATATTTGGAACAACAGGTTGGCAAGGAGTTTCTAAATTAGTTGAACCAATACCTCTTAATTGTGATTCTATATCTATAGAATTAGTAGCCAATGCTTCTCTAGATAAATGACTTGGCATATATCCTAATGAAGGAATACATTCGCTAATAGGTCTACCCGATGATGAGTGTAAATATAAATTCTCTTGCAATAATTTTTCTGTGTTAAATTTTTCTAAATTGTAATTCAATTGTGTATTTTTATTTCTTGTTGAAGTCATATTATTATATAATCTAATTTATTATTTTAAATTTCTATAATTTATAATAATAAAATATTAAAATCTTAAAATCTTAAAATATTAAAATCTTAAAATATTAAAAATCTTAAAATATTAAAATCTTAAAATGAAAAAAAAGAAGATATTTCTTATATGAAAAAATGAAGTATGAGAGAATGTTATAAACATTCTAAAAATGTTTGCGAAAGCCTTATATTCTTTTTAAAGCACTTATGTATTCAATAATAGTATAATATATTAAATTTTATTAGCATTATTAAAATATGTAAAATGTGTAAATTTTGGGAAAATAAATTTCAAAATTTTTTTGAGAAATGGACATTTATAAATGTCCAATTTTAGAATTTTTAGGTCTTTTATAAAAAAATAAAAAATGTGCAAAAAAAAACACATTTAAACCTTTAAGGTGCAAATTCCAAAATTTTATCAGAAAAAACTCTGAGCATAAATTTTTTAAAAAAATATATTTTCTAAAAAAAATATTTAGGGGTTTTTTTATATATCCTATAATGATATATAATGGATACACAAATTTTACCCCAAAAACCCCAAAATTACATATGTGCTTGTTGTGCTTTTGTATCGTGCAATAAAAAAGATTATGTCAGACATTTATCAACCCAAAAGCATAAAACAAGAGAAAATGATACAAACATGATACAAAAAAACCCAAAAAAACCCCAAACGCAATACGAGTGTGCAAATTGTAATAAAATATACAAATATAGTTCGGGGTTATACAGACATAAAAAAAAATGTATGGAACATGCAAATAACACGAATTTAAATAATCAATTATCATTATCAAAAGAATTAATACTAGAAGTAGTAAAACAACAGCAAAATCAAATAAAAGAATTGACTGATACAATAAAAGAGTTGATTCCCAAAGTTGGAACAAATATTACAACAACAAACCAAAAATTTAACATTCAAGTTTTTCTAAACGAAAAATGCAAAGATGCTATTAATATGAGTGATTTTATCAAATCAATAGAAGTTAGTTTACAACAATTGGATTATACAAAACATAATGGGTTAATAAATGGATTAAGTAATGTAATTATAGAAAATATGAATAAATTAGGACTATACCAACGACCTATTCATTGTACTGATTTAAAACGTGAGTCATTATATATTAAAGATGATGATAATTGGGAAAAAGACATTAATAAAGAAAAAATTAAAAGAGTTATAAAGGATGTATCAACAAAGCAATTTTATGCACTAAGTAAATGGACAAAAGAAAATCCTGATTTTCAAATTAATGAAAATAAACAAAATTATTATACACATACATTGGTAGCAATAGCAAATAATAAACAGCACAATGATGATAAAATAATTAAAAAATTATGCACAAGTAGTTATATTAAAGAATAAAATATTATTAAAATAGGGAGAAATGTTATATCCGGGTAATGGTATAAAATGGTATATAAAAACCCATAATTGTTTATTAAGATATTTATTATGATAAAACATAATAAATATTTTACATAGTTGTAAAATTTAGTATCATAAATTAAATATATTATTAAGTAAGATACAAAAAACCCTTACTATAATTTATTCTGTTATAATATCTTTTAATTCATTAAAAAACTTTTTATTTATGTCTAGTTCATTTTTTTGTTTTTTACTTATTATATAATTACATAAGCATTTATGAAAAATATCAAAATAATCATAACTAAATAATATTTGAAATAATGCCGAATTATTATTTTCTATAAAAAAAGAGATATTTGAGTTTTTATATTTTTCTTTTAATACTAATAAAATAATATCAATTTCATAATAGTTTTGTAAAAAATAATAAATTTTCTCAATATGATTTGATACTATAACATCATCATATTTGCTAATATTTAATGCTTGTAGTATTTGTATTTGATAACATAAATTTTTATAATAGTCATCAGCCATGCTTTTGTAAGTACATAAAAATTCAGTATTATAGTTTATGTTTTCTATATTATTATAGTAATCATTTAAAGAATCAATTTTTGATGACATTAAATATATAAAATAATTACTTTATATTTAATATAATTATGTGTTTATAATATATTATGTGTTTATAATATATTATGTGTTTATAATATATTATGTGTTTATAATATATTATGTGTTTATAGTATAATTTTATTGCTTAGTATCTTGATTGCGTGCAAATTCACGGGCACTCATGCCTCCTCGTTGCCAACCTTTCATAGCATCATCTTCAATAACATAAGCACTATTTGAAACAGTTTCTTTAATAGAATCAATTAAAGGATAATTTTTGTATTCCGAAAAGGATTGTTCCATAGTGTTATTAACAGTTTTTTTATTTAAGTCAAATTGTCCTGTTTTTAATTGAAATTCCATATCACAATCTCCTAAACCTTTTCCTAAATAAGGAACAGTTAAAAAAGGTCTGGTGACTAATGATAATTTACATGCTGGGCGTGAAATATGAGTATATTTCAAGTCATTATTTGCTTCAATTTCGCAACCTTTAATACCGCCTTCATGAGAACCTTTATAAAAAACATATGGTTGTGCTAATGCGAAATCTTGGGCTTTGCTCATAGGGCAACTAGGATAATAGTTTTCTAAATTATAATTAGCATTATTAACATTTTGAATATTGCGCTGATCAATTGCTGGAGAATCATTTCCTATTCTAGACATAGAATCGAAAATATATGGATAAGCAATAGTTGAGGTCATTTATAATAATTTAATATATTATTTTTTTGCTATATTAAATTATATTTAAAAATCTTATATATTTAAAATAGTTACCAGATTCTATAAACCTCTATTTTCAAATGTATTTTTTAAACACATTTCTACATCACCATCTTTACATGAAGCCATATTTCCATAACAAAATCTAGCAAACTCTTTTTGATTATTTGGAACTCGAGTATTTGCTGTTGTATAAAATTGTCGCATTGATTGTTCAAATTCAAAATTGTCTGCTTGATTATTAAATAAATTATTTTTTATATTTTCATTGTTATCAAAATTATTCACAATAAACTCTTTTGTTTCTTCATTAATATTATTTTTAACAGCATTATTATATGAAGGCGCTGCTTCAAGTCTATTTGGATTATCTTGTATTTCGGGCAATTGTATATTCATTAATGGATTAGCTGAAGTTGGATTTGTAAAATTATGTTTTACTTTTTCATACATTTCTTCATTGCTAAATGTTTCTTTTATATTGTTTAAATTAGCATTTTTATTTAATACATAATATGTAAATAGTAAAATAAGTAATGCAATTATTCCAGTAATCAAAATTTTTATATTATTTAAAAATAGAAATCCTATTAGTGTTAATAAAATAACTAATCTTGTTATAGCATTAATCTTTTCTTCTCGTGTCATATTTTCCATTGGCCATAATTGTGTAATAGCATTTTTATCAAATAAAATAATAGGATTATTTAACCAAAGTGTATTACTTATAATATTTTTATTTTCATTTTCATTTTCATTTTCATTTTCATTTTCATTTTCATTTTCATTGTCAATATTATTTATATTATTATCTTTATTAGTATTAACATCGTTTACTTCAACACTTCTTCTTCCTATATAAGGTTCATTAGAAACCATAATTTATTATATTATAATAAGTTTATAATATATTTTAAGAATTATTTTGTATAAATGTATAAATGTATAAATGTATAAATGTATAAAATAATTTTTATAATTTAATAATTATAAAAATTATGCTTTTATAATAGACTAAGTATTTCTAAATAATACACTAAATTATAATTATTAGTTTCATTATTTATTTTTTTTATTTACTTTTCGTTTATTATTAGATTTACGATTAGAATTATCATCAGTGGACATAGAATTAATATTGGCATCTCGTTGTCCTTGTTGTGTTTGTTGTGTTTGTTTTTTAATAATATCATCAATAAAACTAGTATTATTTTTCATTTCTTCCATTAAAGATGAGAGATTAGAAGTTAAATCATCTAATTTAATATTATCGGAAGAAGATGGAATTTTGGATTTATTAGTTTCACCTTTAGTTTCACCCTTAGTTTCGCCCTTTGTTTCGGCTTTTTTTCTCATGCGTTCTTTCATTTTAGACATCTTAACATTTTGTTCCATCATATTTTGAAAAGCACTAGGATTAATTTTACCTCCCTTAGGCATAAATTGATCTAAATTCATAGATTTAAAAATATCGTTAAAATTATCCATTCCGGGCATATTTTTCATATTTTTAAAAACATTTGTTGCTTCTTCTAAGAGTTCACTTTCTTTTAATGAACCATCTTTCATTTTGCTATTTATTTTATTGCTTATTTTACTAATAAGACCTAACAATTTTGTAGGATTTTTCATAAATCCTTTTAGCACATCATTAACGTCTGTTATATTTTCCGCATCTAAATCCATATCTTTAGTTGTTTCTTCAGCTATTTCTTTGGCCAATGAGCCGATTTTGCCATTAATTAATTTATTAATATGTGAAAATAGTTCTTCTTTATCTGGAATAGCATAATCATTATTATTTGCCGATGACTCATTATTTGCAGATGACTCATTATTTGCAGATGACTGTCCAGTTTCACTGGTATTATTAAACATTTCATTAAACATATTAAATGGATTATTAGACATATCAAACATTTCGGAAAAATCAGGTTTATTGTTAACATCTTCGCCATTTTCATTTTCATTATTTGTATCTGCTTTTTCTTTAGGCGAGAATATTTTTGATAGTTCTTCAATAGTGCTTTGTATTTTGCTTGAAAATTTCTCACCATCAATAATTTTGAGTAATTCTAATGAATCACCAAAAAATGAAATATCATCAATAGTCGTAATAATATTAAATAATATTAATTGTAAATATTTCCATAATGTTTGCTTTGTTTGTTCGCTTGTATCATCATAGTATAATTCAGAGAATTCAATATCTGGTAAAAACATTGTATTAATAACTTGTGGATTTTCTTCAGCAACTTTAACATTTAATTTATTTAAAAAAATATCCTCATTTTGATATAAAATATCAATACTTCTTACTGCAAATGTGCGTTTACAATATTCATATACATTATTAATAGATTCCATAAACTCTGTGCTTAAACATGTTAAATCTAATGAATTAATATATTCATCTGCATTCATATTTTCTCTATAGTTGGGTAAGCTATAATTTATAATATTTTGATAATCTTTATTATGTTGAATAATAACCCCTATTTTGTCTTTAAAACTATTATTTAGATCAATTATTAAATCTTTGAATATTTTGTAAAAATTTATCAATGTAATAGCTTTGGTGCTAGTTAATAGTATCTCATTAGTATTAATAGTACTCATTAATAGTAAAAATAATATTATTACTTTAAATATTAAAATATTTATAAATTATATTAAATTTATAATAAAATTCATAATAATTTTAATATAATTTATAATAAAATTATATTAAAATTATTATAAAATTATAATAAAATTATTCATATTATTTTAACTAGTCATATTATTTCTTTGTTGTTCTAAATTTTTAATATTTACTTCTCCAACTTTATCTGGAACATAATCATCAGGAGGTGTTTCTATTTTATCACTATAATCAATAGTAGCGTAACTATATAATTGCCTTAAACCACCACTTCCTTTTGCTGACAAATCATCACTATTTTGGTCTAAAAAACTAAAATTATCAGATACTACTCCACTAGACATTCCATCAAATCTAAAAGCAGATGGTTCCCCATTAAAATTTGTTGCTTTTTGCACAACAATTTGTTCTATTGGTTTTAAATAATTAGTAATATTGTCGCCATATAAAACTTTATAGTTATCGTTAATTAACATTAGTGCTGGAACAGCATTAATTGTATTAGGTAATAATATTTCTTGATTATTTTCTAATATTACATAAGTTGCATTATTTTTTTGTATTCGCTTATCTATACATATATAATGTATGTTATTTTTAATTCCTGACTTGGATAATACTATTAACAACTTTTTACAATTTTCACAAAAATTGCTATAGTATAATATACAACTCATCTAAAAAGTTATATTATTAATTTTTAATAATAATTTTTAATATATAATTAAACTAATTATTTTAATTAATTTAAAACAATTAAAACAATTAAAACAATTAAAACAATTAAAACAATTAAAAAAATTAAAACAATTAAAACAATTAAAACAATTAAAACAATTAAAATAAAAATTGAAAAAATATAAGATGTATTTATATTTATATAACTATAAATGTCTACTAAAGCAAAAATTTCAAATGTGCAAGAACAAAACGGAACATTAAATTTTACATTAAGTAATATAAATGTTAGTTATGCTAATGGATTGCGCAGAGTAATTTTATCAGAAATCCCAGTTATTGCCATTGAGAGTTATCCATATGAAAAAAATAATGTAAAAATATTTACTAATAAATCACGATTAAATAATGAATTAATTAAACAACGCTTAAGTTGTATTCCTATTCATATTGATGCTTTGCAAGATTTTCCATATGATGAATATGTTTTAGAAGTTAATAAAAGCAATGATTCAAATGTTATTATTTATATTACAAGCGAAGATTTTCAAATTAAAAATATTAAAACAGGTAAATATTTGACTAGAGGAGAAGTTCAAAAGATTTTTCCTCCTGACCCAATTAGTGGTGATTATATTGATTTGCTTCGCTTAAGACCAAAAATTGATTCAAACATGGATAAAGAACATTTACATTTAGAAGCCAAATTTACTATTAGCAATGCTAAAAGTGATGGGGCATTTAATGTTGTAAGCACTTGTAGTTATGGAAATACCCTAGATCAAGTAAAAATTAAAGATGCTTGGGAATTAAAAGAAACAGAATTAAAACAAAAATATGGGAAAGAAGAAATTGAAACTATGAAAAAAGATTGGATGATTTTAGATGCTAAGCGCATTTTTGAAGAAGACAGTTTTGATTATATTATTGAAACACTTGGTATTTATGATAATTTTAAATTAGTTGAAATTGCCACAAATATACTAATAAAAAAATTATTTAATTCTCTAAAACTACTTAAAGAAAATATTGATTTTATCGAAGAAATTGAAGATACTATGGAAAATTCATATAGTATTAGATTAGAAAATGAGGATTATACTATTGGTAAAATTATTGAATTCAATTTTTATGATAAATATTTTATTAATTCAAAAAATTTAAATTATGTTAGTTTCTTGAAGAAGCATCCTCACGACAATTTTAGTATTATTAAATTGTCTTATAAAAATCAGATTACAAAAGATGATATTTTGCTAAATTTTGAAGAATGTATTAATAGTTCTATTTTGCTAATTAATTCTATTAAAGAATATTTTACTTCAAAATAAAATAGGCTTTTATATAATATTTTGTATTTATATAATATTTTGTATAGTAAAAAAAAATTGATATTTTTTTTAGCAAAGTTGAAAAGTCTAAAAGCAATAAACAAGACTTAATAATCAAATAGCAATGAATTGCTACGCTGGATTGGCAAAGCGTCTTGTTAAATCATGCTTTCCAGAAGTAAAACTATCGCAAGTAATTCCAGTTCCACAATTAGAACCACTTGATGCTAAAAATATTATTAAACGTGAAGTCAAAGATAATAACACAAATAAAGCATGCTTTGCATTAAATGATGCTCATGAGCGTGTATTTAAACCCGTATCAGAGGAAGAGGCTTGGGAAGTAACCCTGGCTTGGGCGGAAGCAAAGGCACAAGAACGGGAGACAGCAACAATCAAGGAGCTATCCCAGACCGACACCGACGAATCATACGATTCAGATGACTCCGACGACGTCTTCGGTCCACCTTTAGTTGCAATGGCAGGATTGATGAGGGTGGGTGAGGTGGTAAGAGCAAATGTGTATAGTATCGATGATGCTGCTGCTGCCGCGGCAATGTGGAGGGATGATGCTCAAGCTGATGCATATGAATGTGTTGCTGCTAAAAAAGCACTGGAAGCATTAGATAAGTGGTTCCCATCTGCGGCGAGAAAATATACAGCAGCAACAATCATACAGGCGGCAGCAAGAGGGCGAGCAGTGCGTGCTTGGAACACCTTTATTTCTGCACCAGCGGTATTTGATAATGACAACAACCGGTCAGCATTTGTTACTAGGGAGGTGATGTCCCACCTTTTGTGGACACTGCGCTTGTTTGGAAACAGAATATCGGCGGCGACGGTGGCAGTGACAGCAACAACTGCCTTAGCAAAGGCAAGACAATATAAGAAAATTATAGACAATGAGGCGATCGTGTCAGCAACAAGAAGTGCAGTAGTGGAGTGGGTGGCAGCGACAATCATACAGGCTGCCGAGAGAGGGCGAGCAGTGCGTGCTTGGAACGCCATAATAACACATGGATTATCACTAGAATTGCCGCATATATATCGCACGCAATATCTCAAGCGTCGTAATATGGAGATTGATGCTCTTGAGCAAGAGCTTGCGGAGGACTGGACGGCCTCGCCTAAATATGCAATGGCTTGGATTAGACTAGCAGAGCGGCGTCGGTATGGCCACCACTTTTGACATATCCACCACATACATGTGTTGCTTATACACCATAACCATAAATTAATCATAGTGTGCAATATATTCATCATTTTTTACATTACGCAACTGAGTATAAGATGGAGGTTCAGCATGCTCATCATAATATATATTAGAAATATCTAGAAACGGAACATTATTTGTATTATTTTTTTTGTCTTTATTACATTCTTTAAAACATTCTTTGTTATTTTCTTTAATAATAGAAAATATATCACATATATTTCCCATAATGTGTTATGTATATAATAAATATTTTAGTTTTAAATATTTATTATAAAAATTTATTTAAATTTTAAATTTTTAATTTAACACTCAAATAGAACAATCCATTTCTTCTTTTTCTTCTTTTTCTTCTTTAGAACTTTCGCTAATAACACTAGTTGGACAAGTATCGGCACACATAACACTAGTATCATAACTCATTATGCGACTTCCTTTGATTTGAGGACTCTTATAATTAATTAGAAACATTTGCTGTGCTGGATGTAGCGCATTTACATAATCAATTACAAATTTCTTATCAATTGCTTTTTGGTTTGGTTTAAGTTCGGTCTTATATTTTTCATGTAATTTATACATATGTGTTTTATATTCAAATTCATATTCTTTTAATGGTTTTTCTTTACGAACAAAACAACTAATATAATTCATAAATAAATTATTGGTGTAATGATACATTGCCAACTTAAATTTATTAAAAATCACAGTATGTTCAGGATAATATTGTAAAAATTCTCCCACTTTATTTTGTTGTTTTAAAGTTAAATAATTAAACTGCAGTTTGGGTTGATTGCCCCTAAGTTTACGCACTTCTTCATAACTCGCATTTCTAATTTTGCTACGTGTTCCATCTTTGCTATATAAAAAGCATCCAACACAATTATATCCGGCATTTCCAGATGAATAATAATCTTTAATTTCTTGAAAATTTGTCACTGGATACTTATTAACAAATTTAATATTACTATTAATAAAAATATATGGCGGAGCATTTACCAATGATTGAATATCAATTTCATTAATAATAACATGGTTTAAATTATCACTACTTAGCACATTATTAATAGGATGAATAATTTCATAAACTTTAACTAGAAAAATAATAGGTGTAATAATAGGAGTAACAATCCGATTAAATGGGTGTTGTAATACAAAGCTGTATACATATTTTTTATCTAAACAATTAAGGTCTAAGTTGCAAGTATTACATGCCTCAAAAAACATAGAGCGAAATGTTAGATTGTAATAATCTTTAAAATAATTGTTATTATCAAAATATTTGTAGTTTTTAACATCATTAAAGAAAACAATGTTTGCTCCAACACTTGAGCGTGTAGCAACTTCCCAAATTTCTTTAATATTATCATAAAACACATTAATCATAGTTCCATCAACAAAATCTTCTAACCAACTATTTTCTGTGCTATAGTTATTTACAAAAAGAGAATAATCTAATGATTTTTCTGGAGCAAAACATACGACTTTATTATTTCTAATAATAACAGAACGATATTTAGAAACTTCAGAATACTTATCATATATTCCATTAATTAGTAAATTTTTGAGTTTTTCCTTATCATATCTAATAATCTTATATTCATTGTTGTTGAAAGTATATTTTTTAATATTAAAATTATTGTCTTCATTATTTAACACATGTGTAACATTAAGATTAATTGAATTTGTAATAGTTACCATAGAAATTAATCTAGGATAATATTATTACATCATAAGCAATCTTTAAATCTTTTAAATATTATATTTAAAAGGCTAGAAATATTATTTAACTGGAAATAATATTAGAATTATATTAATTTCTAATATAAATATAAGATTGCTATGAGTAAAATAGAAGAAGTAGAATTCAAAGAAAAAGAAGAAGAGGATCAAGAAGAAGAAGAGGAACCACAAGAAGCACAAGAAACACAAGAAACACAAGAAACACAAGAAACACAACCTCTAACAAATAATATTAATCTTCAATTAGGAGATATTATTCAATTTGATGCCCCCAGTGATACATCATTACATGACAAAATATATTTTATCAAATTTATTAACCAAGAAAAAATAGTATTAATAAATGCCGAAAAAACAATCACATTAAATATAACTCCATCAGGGAAACTAGAAGAAGAATCAATAGCAAACATATTATTGTTAAGTAGGCATAAAAGTCCAAGTTTTGTTGCTCAAAATAATTTAGAAATGAAAAAATACATTTCTATTTATTTTGGAGAACCAATACCAAGAGTGTTAAATGGTATTATTACAAATATTGAAAATGATATGATAGAAATCACTACATTACCAGAAAAAGAGCTATTATATATTGATTTCGCTTATTCTGGTATTCCAGAAAATTTAAATATTGAAAAAATAATAGTTCGTGAAAAGTTAGATGAAACAAAATTACTTGTATCACGCGAAGAAAAATTAAATTCTTTAAGCTCAAGCGATGACACAGAAGAAAGTTATTTAAACCAAGATAATACACAAGAATTAGACTATGATTTGAAAGTCTATACTAGTAAATCTGATTTAGAAAATATAATACTAGACACTATTGAACTAGGTGCAGAATTAGACGATTTAGAACACGAAGTAAATGTTTCAGAAAAAGAGCAACGCTATAGTTTAGATAAACAAACAAATGATTATTTAGATAAACTAATAAATGCTTATTTGCCGGAACAACGCACAGATGAAGTAATTAATAAAATTCACAATGAAATAAATTATTATATACAATTGCGAAATATATATTCCCATTTTGATGCCAATAATAATCCCTCATTAATAGAAGATCGCGGGCAACATTATAAGCATTTAAAAGAACAATTATTTAATTTAAATAAAAAATTATATTACATATTACCTGTATTGTCAAATGTTCGCAATTTAATAATAAATGAAACAACTGATGATGCGGGACAATTAGAAGACAACGACGCATATAATTATCAACATTTAGGAGAATTTATAGAAACATTAAATACTATAGCATTAAAATGGGCAAATAATAGTTCAAAAGAAAAGATAAATACTTATAAAGAGCATATTAAATCTTTAATTAAACTATTAGATAATTATTCTAATTATAGTGAGCAAAATATTAATGTAAACACACAAATAGAAATGGTTAATTCTGTTGTAGATGATTTTTATAATTACAGTATAAACAAAGGAACATTATCTAAAAGCCGTTTTGTAATTGATGTGTATAATGAGGGTTTAAATATGTTAGAAACTTATTATGTAAATAATAAAAAATTCAACAAAATAACTAAATTGGTTCCAAATGATTTTGTAAATATTGTGGGTTTTATTACACTGCCTTTGCCGTTATTTAATTTTTCTAAAATTAATAGTCCTTATACAAATATATGCGATAGGGCAAGCTTAAATCTTAATTTTATAAATTATCATGAACTATTAAATAAAAATACACTTTATAACAAATATGTAGTGGAAAAATCCAATAAAGATAATTTTATAAATAGCCACACAACTATTCATAATAATAAGTTATTACAAACTATTAATAATTTTAATATTGATGAATCGCTAGACTTGCCTTATTTGGAAAAAATGAATTATTTACTTGAATCTTTTATACCTACAAATAGTTCTTTTATTAAAGAATACATTAGCATATATAAAACTGATTCATTAGAAAATCGCAAATATAATTTATTAGAATTTATATACGATTTGCAACCGCTAAATATTGATTTATATAATTTACATGCAACAGATTATAAAGCTATAAAAAAAATAATTAATTCAAACATTAATTATTATAAGAAAAACTATAAATATGAGGAAACCAATTTTTCAAATTTAATAAGAACTATTAAAGATGCTGCCAAAAATAGTGAGCGCGGAGCAAATATAAATTACTCATTTAGTCTTTTAACAAAAGAATTAAAAGATGAATTGTTTAATTTTTATAAAATTGCTGAAGAACACTTAAATAACAGTGAAGAATTATATAGTTATATGGTGAAAATTGATAGTGCAGAGTTTTTCATGCAAAGTATTAATAAAAATATAATGGATTTAATAGTAGGTAATTTGCTTGAAAATTTTATAAAAGCATATGAAAAAGAAAAAGACAAAACCAAAGACAAAACAAAAGCACAAGACGAAACAAAAACGGATGACCAGCAAGTTTCGTCAAAAGACATATTAAAAGGGGAATTAGATACTATGCAAAATACATGCGAAAAATATGTATTATCTAAAAAATATAATACATTACAATCATTAGAAAATGATAATAACAAACTTATATATTTTGATTCAATATATGATAATACTTTTTATAGCATATTAAATGACTATAAAACAGAAAAGGCAACTATGGACACCAAACAAATAACAGACTTTTTAACTAATAAATTAATGACACTTATGAATTTAACTAAAGAACGAGCATTTCGCGAAGCAAAAGCAATAATAGATGAAAAAAGAGAGATTGTTGATGGCGACTATGCTATATTAGTCGATAAAGGAAGCGCTAAAAATTATGTTTATATAAGAACTAATGATGTGTGGACATTAGATCCTAAATTTGAAGATAATTTTTATATTGAATCCAATCAAATTTTTTGCGATTCAAATAAAGAATGTATTTCAAAAGATGACAAATGTCTCACATTAGCTGATGCCAAAAAAGCAAATGTTAATAAAGAAGTAGATGAAATATTGAAAAATTTTGAAAGCAAATATGATTTAAGCATAGAAGATATTAAAGGTAAAATCAATACTAATTATGAAAATTCAAAAGCAAGAATTCAAGCAATTAATATTATTAATAAAATGAAGCGAGAAACTACAAATAATTATTTATTAAGTTTAGAAGATGCTAGTGTCAGCGAAGAAAATAAAACTGCGTCTCCATATATAAAGTTGAGAGATGGTATATTAAAAATGAAGGATATAGCATTTAAATATTCTACAATAAAAAAATTCTGTCTAAACTTTACTCGTGAGGCAATTAAAGATGAAAGTCCATACATGTTATATTGTATTAAAACAGGACAACCATTAATACCATTATTTTTATTGAAATTGGCAAATGCTTTTATTAACAAAATGGATTTTGCAAAAGAATTAGACTATATATGTGCAGAACAAGGAACACTAAGTGATGACAATAATTATTGGGTTGATAAATATAGTGGTTATATTATTAAATCAATAGAGTTTAATAGTGATGAAGGTTATGATGAGAAAGGATATAAATTACAAACACGTGCGCTATTAGAAAACGAATATACTATTAGTCCTGATGCACAGGTTACAGAACTAGTTAAATCAAAATCATTGAATCCAAATACTCAAATAATATTAAATATAGTAAAAGCAATGAGCTTAATGATAGGTATTAATATAGTACATAATCACGAATTAATTATAAATAATGTATTAACTATTCAAAATTCGAGTATTCCAACAAAAAAACAATATGACGAAATTCTTTTAAAGTCTACAAAAAAAGAAGGCAAAGTTAAAGCAATGCCGAGTTATGAGGAAACATATAATTCGTCATTGTTATTATTAACACTAACTTTCATAATATATGCTATTCAAATAAATATTCCGTCTTTAAAATCTAAAAAAACATTTCCAGGTTGTATTAAATCGTTCAAAGGTTATCCATTGGATGGAGAGCAAGACAAAACAACACTTGCCTATATTGCTTGTGTAGCAAACAAAATAAAAAGTTCAATTCAACCATGGAATAGTATATTAAAAATGTCTGAGTCTACTATTATAAAAAAAATAGAAGCACTTATAGAGAGATATATTATAACAAATAAAGAGTTAGAAGTGCATTTAAATAAAAAACGCACCTATTTACTTTCAGAAGAAGTAGAAGTTGACGCAATACCCGAATACTTATCTATAAATAATTGGCATACATTTAATCCACCATTATATGATATTAAAATTTCATCTGAAAATATTAGTGCTATTGATGATGGTTTTAAAACTACATTATATGAAACCTTCTCTCGTGGGGAAAAAAATAATATAAAAGAAACGATTGAATCCAAGGCAATATTTTCGAGTTATTATATTATAGAAAAAATACAAAATGTTGTCAAAAAAAATACTCCGCTACTTAAAAACTCTAACGATAATCCATTCTTAGAAAACGCATGCTGTAATTCAAGCAAAAATACTAGCGAATACTTTATAAGCGAAGACAATTCCATAGCGCTAAGTAATAAAGAAGTTAAGTTTTATAATAATATATTAAATAGTATAGATTTATTAACTTATGCACCACAGTTATATAATCAAGAAAATACAAAACAAAAAATAATTTCCCAAACCACTAGTTTTAGTGAAGACTTAGTATATAAAGCATTTATATATTTTTGTAATTTTGCTAATTTATTACCAATTGATGAAGAATTAAAAGGATTGTGCTTAGATAAACCGCTTAACTTCGATAATACTAAACAATTAAAAGAAATCATAGAATCTCTCAAAAACGAGGGCAAAGTTTATAATTTTTCTTCTTTTGTAGAGCTAATACATATTATAAGTAAGAAAAATATAATACATATATCGACAAATTATCCTATTATAAATAATATTGAACTAATGCGAATATTGATAGAAGCCTATATACAAAATAGTTATTATAAATTAGACGATGAACTTATAACAAAATTAGAAAGTTTATTAGATGATTTTTCTATTGTAAGTAGTGAAAATTTAGAACTTCGTAATTTCAAAAATTATTTGGGAAAATCACTTGTAGGACTTAAGCAAAATATATTAAAAATATTAAGTAAACAATCTAATATTAGTAAAAGTGATTTTGCTAAATTCTCTCAAAATTTAGAACTAACTATTGATGTGGAAAATACCAAATTTTATCAAAACTATATTATGAATTTTTTATATGTTTTTCCGTCAATTATGTTAAATAAAAATGTAAACTATGGAGCAATTCCAAAACATTGGAAATTATCGGATATTCACAATAAAGATATTTATAACATAGTGCAAAAATATTATAATGCTATTAACAATTTCAATGCAAGACCAGAATTAATAGTAGCTTTAAAAATCATTTCTAATAAATGTAAAATATTGCTAGAATTAATGCCAGTATTTTTATATAATAAATTTCTTGTGAGTGATTATTCTTCGTCTAAAACTGTAAAAATTAATAGTATATTTGACGAAAAAGTAGTTCAATTGTTTTACAATTATATATTTTATACTTTATATTATGAATTGCTAACTATTAATGATTCGCCTGAGTTTTTATTAGAAGTGCAAGATTTACAAATAAATGATTACGACAAAGACGAATCTTTGAAAAATAATGTAAGTTATATACTTGAATATTCAAGCATAATGAATAATCATTATAATTTAATTAATAATGGTTATAGAAAAGTAAAAGATAAAATTACTATGGCAAAAGAAAAGGAAAAAGATTTAATTACCGATTTCCTTAAAAATCTCTCCGACGAAGAGCGTGAAATTGAAAATATTTTGAAAAATAACAAATTAGAAAAATGGAACAAAGGCATGCAAAAAGGAATAACGCAATATGTTAAAGAAAACTACGACGAAGAACGTGAAGCAATGGAAAAACAAGCAATAAAAGAGAAAAAATTACAGCAAAATAATAATGTCACTGCAATGAATAAAGAATTATATGATTTAGCAATGGACGAACAAACAACGAACGATGAAGCAATAGATGCCGAAGAATATAGTATGAATAATATTCCAGACGATGACGATTTTGATTATGATAATGACGAAGATGGGGATTATGCAAATGGTCCAACTGAAGACTATGATTAAAAACTGTAGTTAAAACATAACTTTTTACTAGAAAAAGAAGTATTATATTATTATATTTATATTTATATATTTATATAAAAATATAAATATAATATGGCTGACTTCTCGCCTTCTAATTTTTTGAGCAAGCTATATGAGAAATATTATTTAGAATATTTTACTTGTAAAAATATTGAACCCAATAATGAATATATAAATGACTGGTGCTTTGAAGGAAAAACACTTGGTTTTGTGCGAAATCAATTAGCGTTTGAAGGAGATAAAACTACTATAGAAAATAATTATAAAAAACATTATGAATTATTAAGATTAATAATATATAAATCTTGCAAATATTTGCATTATACTGATAGAAATTACATTGAGTTTATCCAAGATATTTTATGGATACTATTAGAACAAGAAGGTATTTCTCTAGCACATGTAGTGCCGTATACTGACAGACTTTATTCGCTATTATCAAAACCTCCACTGCGTTATATTTTTAATGATAAAACCGATAATGTTATTAAGATTTCTAATACTTCTGTTCATAAACTTTTAAAAAATATTAATAACTTAAAAGATATTAATAACTTAAAAGATATTAATAACCACATATGTAGAGTTATACATGAACACACATCTACAACTTCAACACGTTCTACAACTTCAACACGTTCTTCAATTTTTAAACATAGAAGTAGAATAGGTGGAAAAAAAACAAAAAAAAGAAAAGTAAAAAAACAAAAAAATATAAAAAATATAAAAAAACTAAAAAATATAAAAAACTAAAAAATATAAAAAACTAAAAAATAAAACAACAAATAAAAATAACAAGTATTTAATGTTATTAGTTCAACATTGAAGCACTATGCTATGATTTAAATATTAAATATTAAATATTAAATATTAAATATAAAATATTTAATATATTATAAATATGGCGGAATCTGCTAATTTAGAACTAATTAATATAGAAAGTGAACCAGTCTTAGAACAACCACTTGAACCAGTCTTAGAACAAGCAGTCGAACTTTTAGCACCAACTAAACCAAATACTGATACAATATCATATATTAAGTGCGTAGGAGAGCTTATAGTAAAAGAGAAAATTTCATATAATATTTTAGGTGTGTCTGGTGAAATTATATTTTCAGGACTTGGATTTTATTCACAACCATGTATATATGTGGTCATCCTTCTAAAAACAGCAGGTTTGTATACATTTGAAATTGATAATCAAATTGTTAGCAAGCAAGGTTCTGGTTTGATTGAATTTTATGTTATAAAAAATATTTCTATATTATCGACAAATATTTATACTCTAAAATATACATCAACCGAACCATTAGCTATTTATGAATTAAACTTTGCTGATATATGTTTATGTCATTCAAATGATTGTTTTTAAATAAGAAAAAGTATATAACATTAATAAACATTAATAAACAATATATAAAGTGTTCAATAGTTATAATAATTATAATATTTATATATTTATATATTTATATAAATGCGTAAAACATTAAAAAGGAAAAATAAAGCAGGTAATAGATTTTTAGAAAGAAAAGTTCAGATTGCTAGTATGTTTAATGGCACACAACGAGATGTAACAAATATGATATTAAGAGATTATGCAGCATCCAGAATCCAGAAAAGTAGACGAACTATGGTAAGTAAAAATGATTTTCAAAATGATTTCGAAACACGTGTTCCTAATTTTTATAATAATTTAATAAGATTTATAATTGTTTTAAGAAGAACAAACCCAGATATAAATACAGTAAGTGCTATAAAAGATGATATATTAAGAACAATACCTGATAGAACTGTAGCTGGTTTATTACGTTTACCCAATCTTAATGAAGAAATAAACTTATTAAGAAATTTATTAACCAATCATTTTCCACCATCAAATGAAAAAGAAATTGCAGAGTTAATAGAAGTTGCTGATTCAATTATACGTGCATTGAATATTCCATTACACGCTCGTATAACAGTTCCATTATTACCATATAGACAAAACGGATTTGTAAGAAGACAAACACGAACACAAGGAGATGCACAAGGATACGCATTAGGAAACACATTAGCACAAGGTAAAAAAAGAAAATCACGACGTGCTAAAAGAAGAAACTAAAGCACATATATAAAAAAAATTTTATAAAGTATTACTTGTGAAAATAAATTTAGGAATAATTCAGTAAGCAAATGTTAAATCAAGTTACAATAAAACTTTTATTCTTTAAATTATTATTAAAAATAATTTAAAGAATAAGATATATAATATAATATAATATAGTAATAGTATGTTTTATTTATTTATGATGCTAATTGTATATACACATAGTGTAAATGCTTATAATATTTTTCCTTCAGTAAAACTTTCTAACTTTAAGTATGCTGGATCTACAAAACCATTTCTAAATTTTGATCCACTAAATATTTTAAAAAATAAGAGCACAAATCGCCAAAAATTTGTAAGAGAAGCAGAACTTCAGCATGGCAGAACAGCAATGTTAGCAACAAGTATTATTTTATTACTAGAACATTTTGATGAGGATAGTTCTACGTTAGGAATTAATTATTTGTCGTCAATGGATATGGCACATCAAGCACCATTTTGGGTAACAACGACACTATATGATATTTTTAGAATGAAAAAAGGATGGAAAAATCCATTTTTAACTAGTAAAACCACGTTTATGCTAAAAGACGATTATCAACCAGGAAATTTAGGAAATTATAATATGGATAAAATCAGTAATGATCTTTTAAATAAAGAATTAAATAATGGGCGATTAGCAATGATTGCCTTTATTGGGATTTTAGCTCAAGAACTAGTTAGTGATAAAGCAGTTTTTTAACTAGACAAAAATAGTATATTTAATAAGAAAAATTAATAAGGAAAATTAATAAAGAAAATTACAATAAGGGTTAAATTTAATATTATAAATATAATATAATATTAAATATGTTAAGACAATTTGTTACAACAAATATAAATTTAGTATCAATAATAGTATTTTTACTATTATTTGCTATAATACTAGTAACTAAACCAAATATAATGTTTGATAAAAATGGAAAACCACGCGAATTTGGTATTGGTTATAAAAATAAAACAATAGTACCATTATGGTTAGCAGTTATTATATTAGCAATAATTTCATATTTAGCTATATTATGCTATATAAATTTTAAAAGATTTATATTTTAATACTTAATTACTAAGTCCTCGTCGGCACACTAGCCCTATAGCTTACATCATTGGATTGCGCAGCAGTAGATTGTTCTTCTCTAGCAGTTTCAAAATCTTTTTTAATTTCTTCTAGTGATTTTTCGCACGCCATGTTTATTACTAAATTATAACTAATAGAACTAATTAATATTCCGGCTAATACATACCATACTAGTTTACCTATTAGTTGTTTAATAACTAGTAATTGATATAATAAAATTATAGGATTTTTAATAGGTTCTTTAGTAGGTTCTCCTGCTTCTATTTGTGGACTAGGAGGCAAGTCCGAGCCTTCAGGTCCACCGCCCTTGTAATTTTTTTTATACATATGATTTTTCTTAGGTAAATAATTGCGTGCTTTAGATGCAGATGCCCGACCTCCATACACCTCATCGTCTGCAACTGGACTTCTATCTTTACCTTCGGCTCCAATATCAACCATACCTTCACCTCTAGCTAAATCTGTAGTTTGTTCAGGTTTTTGTATTTCCTTTACTTTATCAAGAATTCCAGATTTAAGAAGACCGCCCATTTGGGTAAAAAATTCTACAAATTCTTGTATATCAATACTTATTTGATTAATAAATTTAGGTTTATTACTATTCATATTAGCAATAGCTTTAACAAGTTCTGTATTAGAGTTAGTTTCACTAGTAGTTATAAATATGTCATCATATGTTTTTTCAATCCCTAAAAGTCCAATAACACTATAACCAATAGTATTAGAAAACGGAGTTATCCATCCTGGAAATATTTTTAAAACAAAGTATAATGAAATAAATATAATTATCCAAGGTAATAAAGTAATCATTAAAACATAACTCCACTGAATAGATTGATTGCACATTGATTTTGAAATAGATGCATTAATAAAATAAGAACCAACTACTAGCAATAATATATATACAAAATTAATAACATTATTATTAGTTGCTTCTGTTATTTGTGAAATTTCTTGTTTTTGAAAAATATTATATATTGTAAAAAATGCAAAGCAAATTGTTGTAAGCAAAAAATATACTATTGTACTGCTTGGATTTGGCAGATTAGATTCTGCCATATTATTATAAATATAAATATAAATATAAATTATTTTAATATTAAAATTGTATTAAAATAGAGAATTAATATTAAAATAGAGAATTAATATTAAAATAGAGAATTAGTATTAAAATAGAGAATTAGTATTAAATTTAGTAAATTTAGTAAAATATGAAAATTATAAAACACAAGTATTATTAATATAATAATACTTATGAACTTTAATATTTTAGATTATACAAATTTTAAATTAAATAATTCAGTAAATGAAAAAACTACATCTGAAAAACCAAAATTAGTAGACAATGGAGTAAAATATTTTTTTAAAGAAGTATTAAAAGGATGTCATAATTATAAACAAAATAATTATAACATATTTTTTAATATTTCTATGTTTTTAGTATTTATACTAGTTTTAGCATCTATATTATATATGCGATATAAAGGTAATAAATCAAGCATACAATATTATGAAAAAAGCATGAAAGATAAAGACTATATTATGTCTAAATTAATATATTATAATCGTCAAAATATTGACAATCAACAAAAAATAAAAAACAATATGATAACAAACCTACCCGATTACAGCAATCATGTTGAAGCAAATTTATTACACAAAGCAATATATTTCTCTTAAATGTTATATTGTTAATTAAAAATTCATAATACAAAATTTAAATATATTATTAAAATATAAGTTTATTAATGACATCACTTCCATTAACTAATTATTATGAAGAATTAGAAGAATACTATAAATTAAAAAATAAATATATGTTACTAAAGCAAAAAAAAATAAGCGAATTAGCGGGTGATTATGGTAAAGATTATGACCAAAAAAAACAAATATTGGCAAAATTTAAACCAAAATGTGTTAATTGCAAACAAGATGGTGGAACAATTTTCACAGAATCGCCTGAATTATTGCGTGTAACTTGTGGTAATACTTCTAGTCCGTGTAAGTTAGATATAGCAATAGAGCGTAAAAAATTTACTCAGGTCACTGAAAAATTATTAACAACACGCGCAAATTTAGAAAACTACAAAAAAAATATAATAACTACAAAATTAGATTTTCTTTTTAATTATATTGAAGAAGAGAAAGCAGTAGAATTATTTGAAACTTTGAAACAGCAATTAAATAATAGTCAAGAAAGTTATAATAATTTAGTGAATTTATACAATTCAATAACGCACAATGAAGAGTTAAAACAATTAATTCAAGAAAAAATTCAAGATTTTGAACTTAATAAGAAACAATATAGTGATGCTATTGAATTATTTAACTCATCAGGAGAAATAAGTTATTTAAAGAGTGCAGTTGAAATACATAATAGCAAACTTTCAATATTAGGTAATGAATTAATGAAATTAAAATACAAATCGTCCTATATAGAAAAAAACGAGCTTGAGCAATTTATATTTTATCAAAATAATTATAATTTAGAAGACTTAATAATAGAATTAAATACTAAAAAGTAAATACTAAATACTAAACACTAAAAAGTAAATACTAAATACTAAAAACTAAATATTTACTCTGTATAATAAATATTTACTCTGTATAATAAATATTTACTCTGTATAATAAATATTTACTCTGTATAATAAATATTTATTATGTATAATTAAAAGTATTATGTTATATTAAGTATAAACTTAAATGAGCAAATTTTTTATAAATATACAGCAAAAATTCAATAATGCAACAAAATATATAAATGTTAGCATCTTTTTACTTACTTTTTTACTAGGTTTAATATATATTTATTGTTTTGACTATAATAGAAAAGTAGAAGTAATTCCAACCCCTTATAATATAGACAAAATAGAATATAAAGATGAGGCAGAAAATTGTTATGCTTATAAAATAAAAGATGTAAAATGTCCAAGTGATAAAAATAAAATAAAACTCTTGCCCTTATAATTTATGATGATAGAAATTGCTAATATTTTTACAATATATAATAATATTATGTATTGTAACTTATTTTATAAACATTTTTTATTTTGAATATCTGTTTTTTCTTTTATTTGACAGTGTTCGTGTTCTTCTTTTATGCTGATTTAATTTCTTTACTGTTTTTCTTGTTTTCTTTGACTTTTTATTTCTTTTCTTTGATTTAGCACAGCATTTACAGCAACTATTACCACACTTGAAACAACTTATAGATTTACGATATTTTTTACTTTTCTTGCTTCCGCCACCAAGATCATCAAGACGGTCTGGGTCAACTGGGTCAAACTCAGGTTTATACTCTCCTATACCCGTTCCAAAACGAAACATAGGTTGGAATTTTTTGTTAGGATCAGGCTCAAAAAGTAAATTTATATCTGTATAATCTAGAAATTTGTCGTTATAATTATAAGTAGTAACAAACTTTCTATAATAATCAGGTTGAGGAGAGCCAGAATTTCTATAAGCATGTATCTTGTATTTTGAATCTTTCATAGCACTAGACGGATTTGTGCTTCCATCATCATTTAATGAACAAATTCCTACACTAGTGGCGGTAATTAAACTCAAAGGAACATTTTCCAATTTAACATCATGTCCAGTATATAATGGCCTGTTACCATTAGATGTATCATTTGAAACATATATAATACCTTCATTCTTATAAATTAACGGAACAGTTCCACAAAATGGAATATGACCGTGAGAAATTATATGAATCTGGTTGTCATTAAAGTAAGCTTTTAAAAAGTCTGGTATTTGTTTAATTTGTTTATCAGAATTACAATTTGCGCTTAAAACACAGTTTGCTACAGGTGACCCTGATTTAGCTAGAGGATTTGATTGAAGCATATGATAACTATAATTATTTCTAATTGTTTCTACGTTTGCTACATCAATTGTTTTTAGATAATTGAGGACCATACTATAAAAAGTATTATAAGAATATATAACTTGGTCAATAGTTTCAGATGGTGTTTTGTCATATTCCATAACCGTGTCTTCTTTATTATCTATTATTTTGCGACACGCCTCCATTTTTTCATAATAATTTGTAGTTATTATAGCATTAATTGTAGTAATGTTCTCAGATGTAAAAATACGCTTGCTAAATGAACCACCATGAGAAAGCAATACATTTTTTTCACCAACTGTTACTTTTTCCATAATTTTACCGTTCTCAAAAAGGTATTTACAATTATCAACAAATTCTCCTGCCATAGCTGTATGCTGTGTACTATCTTTAAGAAAAATACTTGCAAATAAGTTTAAGGCATCGTCCTCCTTTATTTCTAATTCTGTGACTATATTTTGTAATAAGTTTTTTGCTCCGTATGTTGTTTCTAATAAATGTTTAGTGCGTTCTAAAGGCGTGTTAGCACGGTCTGGGTCTTTTGCATAAAATGTAGTGAAAGCTTCGGATGGTTTATTCCTCCAGGTTTCCCATATTTTTTCAATTTTTGGAGGGTGGTTGACATAATCAATATCCTTTTCAACCGCAATTCTCATCTTGTTTATATCACGATTTCCTAAAATAATATGCACTTGTTCTGGGCGCTGTTTATGACAATCAACTATTCCTTTTATAGACTTAGACATATGGGGTCCATTATCAAAATAATCACCTAAAAATGCAATATGGTTTCCAGTATCACTTAGTAAATATTTTTTAATAGAATCAAATGTCTCATTAGCACATAAAACGGCATGTTGTTCCTGCCCAGAAAGGCTCTTAAGGAAGCAACCTTCCAAATCTGAAATACTTATCAATTGATTACAAATTCCAGTCATAGAATATATATTACAATAATATAATATTTTTTTCTAAATAGTAAATAAATTCTTTAAAAAATATTTTATTAATCATATTATATATTACAACACTATGATTCAAAATATGTTAAAGAATTTATTACACACAAATATAGGAAAAATAATATTGTCTGTATTATTAGGATTAGGTTTATCAACAATCTTTAGACAAGTATGTAATTCGAGAGATTGTTATAAATTTATTGGTCCAAAACATAATGAACTGCGAGACAAAATATTTGCTACTAATAGTGAGAAAACAAAATGTTATACTTTGGTAGAAGAAAATATACCTTGTGGTTCAAAAAGTAAAACATTAGAATATTCAACAAATTTCATGTAAATTAATAAATTACTAAATTAATAAATTAATAAATTAATAAATTAATAAATTAATAAATTAATAAATAAGATTTAATTATATATAAATATTGGAGCTCTAATTATATAATATGACAATTATTAATAATATTGAAATTGATAATATTGAATATACAATAAATTCTACAAAAATGGCTATTGCTAATAATAATCCAATAGAAGAAAAATTAAATGTGATTATTGTTATATCAAATCCCTGTTTATACGCAAAAAGATACATATTGTTAAAAGAATTTGTTAAACGAATAGAAGAAGAAGAAGAACATGTTAATTTATTTATTGTAGAACTTGTATATGGAGACCAAAAATTTATAATTACTAATAAAAACAACAAACGCCATTTACAGTTAAAAACAGATGTTCCATTATGGCATAAAGAAAATATGATAAATTTAGGAGTAAAACATTTATTACCTAAAAATTACAAGGCATTTGCTTGGATAGATGCCGATGTAGAATTTGATAGTTCTACTTGGGCATTAGACACATTAAAAATTTTGAATGGACATAAAGATGTAGTACAATTGTTTAGTCATTGTGTTGATATGGATCAAGAAAAAAATAATTTAAACATATTTAATAGTTTTGGTTATTGCTTTGAAAAACAAAAAAACTATACAACAAAAGGAACAGATTATTGGCATCCTGGTTATGCTTGGGCAATAACAAGAAAAGCATATGAAAAAATAAACGGGCTTTATGATAAAGCAATATTAGGTTCAGGCGATAGTATAATTGCTATGTCTTTAATTAATAAATGTAGTTTAATAAATAATATAAACTATCACAAAGATTATAATAATAGTATGTTAATATATCAAAAACTTGCATCTAAATTAAGATTAGGATATACTCCTGGAATAATACGGCATTATTATCATGGTTCTAAAATAAATCGAAAATATACAGAACGATGGAAAATTTTAATGAAATTTAATTTTAGTCCATTAACACATATAACATATGACTCTAGTGGAATAATAATTCCTACAAACACTTTTTCTAAAGAATTCAAAGATGAGATTTTTAATTATTTTAAAGAGCGTAAAGAAGATGAATAATATGCTTATAAATATATATTTTATAAAAAATATAAAAAATATAAAAAATATAAAAAATATAAAAAATATAAAAAATATAAAAAATATAAAAAATATAAAAAATATAAAAAATATAAAAAATATAAAAAATATAAAAAATATAAA